GTTAGTGGTGCAGTAACATACAATTCTGATTTAGCAGTATATGATAGTTCATCTCAAGTTCTTGCATGGGAAAGATTTTCACACTTTGGTTCTGCAGAAGAAAGAGTAAAAAACTTTTGGTATAAGACATCTCAGATTGAAAACTTTGTAAACGTTTCTTCATCACTAGAATCATCTGATAACGCAACAACATCATTATCAATAGTTGCTGAAAAAGAAAGACAGATAAGAAAAATAAATGAAGTAAAAGCTGGATTTGATGGATTTGAAAACTTCCTATATACAAATACAAGTTCATTATCCTATCCTAAAGATTCAAATGGTGCCTTATTAAGTACAGGTAGTTCAGATGCAATAGGGTGGTATGATACAACTGTTTCTAAAGCAAGTAGATACGATTACTACAATATAAATTACTTATCTAACAATATTCCACAATATGTAAAAGATGATGAAGAAAATTCTGATTTCATATTATTCTTAGATATGATTGGTCATCACTTTGATATACTTTGGACATATACTAAAAATATAAACAGAGCAAGAGTATTAGAACATAAAAAAGAAAACAATGGAGTATCTGATGAATTAGTTAGAGAGATGTTACGTTCATTTGGATACAAACCAAAATCCACAATGGATACTGCACCTTTATGGGAATTTGCTCTAGGACAATTTAATAACAACAATACTGAAAGACCAGATGGTAGTACTCAATCTATCATGACTGGTAAAGATAGACAAGCACAAATTTGGAGAAGAATATTAAATAACTTACCTTACATTTATAAATCAAAAGGTACTTCTCGTGGATTAAAAGCTATATTATCAACATATGGTATTAGTGATAGTATTTTAAGAATTCAAGAATTTGGTGGTCCACCTCCAAGTAAAATTTCTAAACCAACAAGATTAACAGAAAAAGTTAATACATTTGGATTAAAAATGACTAGTGGAGTTAATCATCCAGAGATTATAGTTCCATGGCATACTGGTTCTGGTTACCCACAAACAATAGAATTTTCTTTACAAACAGATACAAAACAAGATGGTGTAATTTTCAGAAATGATATGTACTACCTTGAAATGATACAAGATACTGGTTCTCTTGCCAAGTTCAAGTTTCATATAACTGGTAGTGGTGTAGCTGAAAGTATGACAACACCAACTATTCCATTCTTTAATGAAGAAATAAATTCATTTATGATTCGAAGAAGTGTTAGTGATAATGGTTCAAATGAATTATTTGAATTGTTTGTAAAAGAACCATTCCAAGAAAGAATACGTTCTCAAGTATCTTCATCTCTTACACTTGCAGTTGATGAGACTGGTTGGAAGAGTGGTTCTGAATTAGTATTTGGTGGGTTCGATGGTGAATTTGATAATCTAAAATTATGGAGAACTGCATTATCAGAATCAATATTTGATGAGCACGTACTAGCACCTGATATGTACAATGGTAACTCTGTATCTAGTTCAACAGTAGATTTATTTGTTAACTTAGATTTTGAAGTTGCAAAAGATTTATCAGAAACCGATACGTTTGCACCAAGTGGTTCTTATAGTAATGTTGCACCTGATGCATCTACATTGTATGGGGAAACCCATGTAACAATGAGTAACTTCTCAAGAAGTTCAACATATCCATATGAATCTTTTGCACCGAAAGAAGTTGAAAGAACTAGAGTAGTACCTAGTACAGGTTTAGCTGCTGCAGATAAAATATCGTTAACAACACAAGTACTTAAATCTGAATTATCACCAAAGGCACGTGCATCTAAATCTAACTTAAAAGATATGGCAACTGATTCAAATAGAATCGGTATGTTTATATCACCTACAAATAATATCAATAGAGATATAACAAAAGCACTAGGTAGTACTTTTAAGATTGATGATTTTATTGGAGACCCATGTGCATATTATGATGAAGAGTATCACGAACTTAAAAGGTTTAGACAAGATTTCTTTAAGAAATATACTATCAACTATGATGGATTCTATAACTTAATAAAATATATAGATAGTACATTATTCGATACACTTATGTTTTCAATGCCAGGTAGGTCAAAATCAACTACTGGTTTATTGATAGAACCTCATTTACTTGAAAGAAATAAAAAGAGAAATAGACCACCTAGTGGACTTGTATTCGAAGAGTTAGTGGGTGTTGAAGATATTTCTAAAAACTCTGTAATAGAAATAAGTTCAACTTCAGAGATTATTAATGGAGAATTAACAGCATCAGAATTAAATCCAGACCTAGATGGTGTAAATATAAATTATGAAACTACAATGAGTCATGAGTTTGTAGAAAACCTAAGTGGTAGTAATGCTGGGTTTGATTCAACTATTGATTTTGATTTTGTAAATAATCTATCTGGTTCATACTCAACATTCGATGGTTCATTAAGTGGTTCAAACTTACCAACATTTGCATCAGAAGAAATTCTAGCAAATAACGATAATGATGCATCAATAATATTTAATATACCATCACCTCTTAGTGGTTCTGCAGTAGGACAATATGTTAGAGATAGTTTCCAAACTGTTCCACCACAAGATAATGGTGATTATTATAATGAAGGATTTGGAATAACTGCAGTAAATGGACATGCACAAGTTACATTCTTAACTCCAAATGGTAGAGATAAAGAAAGAAGAAAGTATTATTTAATAACTGAAAATGTACCAGATACATTCCCAATATTAAATAATAGTTCTGACCAAACAAGTGGTTATACTGATACACAAGTAACTACTGAAGTTAAAAAATTATCATATGTATCTATATCAGGTTCGGCTCCAAGTGTTGCCGGAAATATAGTTTCAGTTGAACCTGTAGACGGGAATCTTGGTTCACATTATATTTATTCTAAAGATACATCAACAGGATTAGAGAATTCTTACTTCAATGGTTGTAAACAATCTCAAGCTACTACAATAGATGGTGGCCCTGCTTTCGAAACTTTTGTTACAAATCCTAACAATTTAAAAGTTTCTGATAGTGGTAGAGGTAGTGGAGAACCAATATTAGAAGTAGAATAATATTTAAAATTAAAAAATGTTATATTTATATACTGAAAGGTAAAAGGAAAAACAAACTATGGCTTACTTAGACAATACTTCGATAACAGTAGATGCAATCCTAACAAAGAAAGGTAGAGAGAAATTAGCTGCCGGACAAGGATTGAACATTACACAATTTGCGTTGGCCGATGACGAGATTGATTATGGTTTATACGAACCAGCTCATCCAAAAGGCTCAGCGTTTTATGATTCAGCAATTAAAGCAATACCAGTACTTGAAGCTTCACCAGATGAAACTCAAGTAATGAGATATAAATTGGTAACACTACCAAAGAATACAACTCGTATTCCAAAAGTTTCTTTTGGTGTACCTAACATTTCTGTTAGTCAAGATGAGGGAGAAGTTGCATTAACACCAACTACTTCACCAAGTGGTAACACAACTGCAGGTTATACTGTTGTATTGGCAAACAAAGAAGCTGGAAGTATTATCGGAAGTGGTACAACAACTTCTGCTGGAACTTCACCAATCTTCTTAGGAGATGAAGTAACAACAACAGCAGCCGTAGTTACGGGTAGAGTATTTAAGTTTATACCAAACCCTAATTTAACATCAACTATTCAAACTACTATTACTGTTTATGGTAATGAGACCGGAGGGTCACAAACAATACCAGTCACAGTAAAATATGTAGCATAAAAGGAAAAATATAAGATATGGCCACAGTAACAGGACAAGACGGAAGAAATCTAACATCAGCAATTCAAAATTATTTGAATCAGACTGGTGGTGCAGTTGCATCTGAACAGTTAGTTAACATTTTAAATCAATACCTACAAGGTGGTGATAAAATCTCAACCGCAGGTGGGAACATCAACAATGGTATCTTCAAGAAATTTGGAGAGTTCGATACAGTATCGGGTAAGATAGAAGTAGTAACAACTGGTCTTTGGACTGGCGATACTGGTTCGTTAACATCTTTCTTTACTGCATCTAATCAAACAACTGCTGCAAGTGGTGATTATTACTACAACGTATATAATTCAGCTGCCACTTCATCTAATCAGTTTGCTGTAGCATATGGACACGTTAGTGGTAGTGGTTCTATTTCCTTGGCCAATAGTGATGACGCAACCTTTCCTTCAAAAGCTACTTACAACCAATATAGAAGTGTACTACTTGACCAAACAGATACTTTATTTACAGTATTAGGTTCTGATGGTACAGATTCAGTAGATATTCCAGATATCTATGTAATCAATGTTGCAAGAGCAAGATATAAAGAATCTATGGATGCTGGTAACTGGTCATTGAAACTTAGTGGTTCACATGCACCATTCGTTACAACACTTATAGATAATAGTGGAAAGAAATTTTCGGATAAAGTTGGAAAAGCCGGTAGAGTATTTGATGTAGTAAGTGGTTCTCTTAACTTAGGAACTGATGTAGCTGCAACAGTACATTCTACAACTGCTTCAAATGGACAAGGATTTGGTAAATTTTATCCAGACCAAGGGTTAATTATTCTTAACCCAACTGCAGTATCTGCTTCAATTGGTGTTGAACCAAACTTGGCAGTAAATGCTGAATATGAAAATCATGGACAATTATATAACGCAATCGTTAGTGGAGGAGATTTCGAAGCAAGAAGAACAGAAAACGTTTCTACCTCACATTACTTCGTAAGAGCAACTAACAGAGAGTTTAACTACTCTAATAACCCAACATTCATAAGTGGTTCAGATAGTTCAATTAAATACGAGGCATTCAAGAAAGACCCTAAAGTATTTATTACTTCAGTAGGTTTATATAACGATGCATCTGAATTACTTGCAATTGCAAAAACATCAAAGCCGATTGCTAAATCATTCGACAAAGAAGTTCTAATCAAAGTAAAACTTGATTTCTAAAAGTAACTTCTCAAACTACTAACCCCACCACGAGTGGGGTTTTTTATTTCTACATATTTATATAGAGGGATAACTATATGTTTAAAAAAATACCACAAGACCAAGTAGTTCGTAGAACATTTCAAGTTAACAAGGAAGTAAAGTTAACTCAAGATGATGTTGATGTATATCAAGTACATGATGTTGCTGGTGCATATGATGTAGATACAGACCCGGTCGTTGGAGCGAGTGGAAGTTTTGTTGGATTCTCTAAACGAGCAATTTACAATTCAACAAAAGCTAGATATTATAATCTATCTGCTTCATTATTTGAACACGCAGGAGGATTTACAAGTAAACAAGTATATGTAACTGAGGCACCAACAACAATGAGTGTTCTTTCCTTTTCACAATGTGTAAGGGGTGAGGCAATATTACCTGGTTCATTTGAGTTAGTAGATAGTGGTAGTGGATTAACTATCGTTGATAACGAAGATAGTAGTACAATAACAAATACTTCACCAGAATACAATTACACATCGTTTGATTTTTCAACTGGTATTATGATATTAGATGATGATGACAATACAGAAATATTAATTGAATCTATTGATTTTAACACTGGCGAGGTTGAGGTATCTTATGATGGTGTAAGTGAATCACCAAATCCAACATTGGTAACGTTAAATCAAGGTTCTAATAAAATCTCATTTTCTACACCATTAACAATATTAGACCAAGTAGATGGTGCAACAGAAACCTATGGACAGTTATTCCAACAAAGTGGTGATTTAATTCTTGATACTGGTACTAATCCAGATATGTTACAAGAATTCGAATTAAAATTTAAATCAACAACAACAATATCAGAACTAGAAGTATTAGTTAGTATAGATGCTGGAGAGTTTACAACATCAACAAACCCAACAGCAGTAGATTATTTTAACATAACAACTCAATCTTTTGAACATACACAAACAGATGAAAGAGGTAATCCTTATGTTGAAAATATAAAAAACTTTACTCCTAGAAAAAAATCCTATATTTATAGTAGCTATGGAAATGCAACAGGTAGTTTTGATGACTACAATGCAAGTAGTTCATATGACCCAACCGGTTCGTATTTAACAACTTATGTTACATCCATAGGGTTATATAATGATGATTCGGAGTTATTGGCAATTGCAAAAGTTGCAAGACCTGTAAAAATACTTCCTGATTATCCAATTAATTTTTTAATAAAACTGGACACATAATTATGGCTTATCAAATTTTAGACAAAGACCAAAACGTATTAGAAACTGTTGAAAATATCGAGGAGTGGATTACTTCACAAGGTGAAGGACAAATCTATGCTTATGATGATGGAATTTTTGACGCAGAGTACATCTCAGGTAACGCAGACGCAAAAGTATTTAAACTCGTAGAATAATCATGGCATCAATAGAAGATTTATATAAAGGCTCAGATTACTCAAAATATCCACTAGGTAAAGATAAGGATAAAACTCCTATCGAACTTGATGGTGGTAAAGAATTGAGAAAAGAGTCAAACCTAGAAAGAGCTAGAGGCGGTAAAGTAAACCTCAGCAAATACTCCGATTCAGTAAAAAGATAATACTTGGCACTTTTATCATCGGATAAATGGTTATACGTTCATGTACCCAAAACAGGAGGTACATCGTTGTCTCACATTTTACAAAAGTATAAATGTGATTTTCTTTCAACACATGGACGTTTAAACTCTCAAAGGAACTTGGGGAACAAATTTGTATTTGGATTCGTTAGAAACCCATTTACACGATTTGCATCATTGTTTTATTCACATATTCGTGAACATGGAAAGATTCCTATTGAGCAATTTATAGAAAACCATCAAGAATGGGATTACTTTTTTGATACTCAAACTGATTGGTTGGAATATAATGGAAAGTTAGATAGAATAGATTATGTTGGAAAGTATGAAAATCTTGATTCAAGTTTAAAATATATTTTTGACAAGATTGATATAGAACCAACAACTCTACCATATCTAAATCAGAATACTATAAAAGATACATTTCCAAATATGGATATGTATGATTATTACAAAAAAAGATGTTACACAAATCCTAAAGTTGTACAATTCGTAAGAAATAAATACAGAAAGGATTTCCAAAATTTTGACTATGGCATGGCACTATAATGGTAAACCAGTAAATGAACTTTCAGATATGCCAGATGGTACTATCGGATTCATATACAAAATTACAAACAAAGAAACTGGCCAATTCTATATTGGTAAAAAATCTTTATATTCACATAGAACACTACCACCATTAAAAGGATATAAAAGAAAAAGAAAAGTTATAAAAGAATCTAAATGGGTTGATTACAACTCTTCTAATAAAGAAGTACAAGGGTGGTTAGAGACACACAAACAAATTCTAAAATACTGTACTACTAAAAAATCACTAACATATTACGAACTAAAAGAACAATTTAGACATGATTGTTTAGAAAGAGAAGAATCATTAAATGATAATCTACTAGGTAAGTTTTTTAGAAAGGATTTAGAATTTTAGCAAAAAAAATTAAAAATGCCATTGAGCTTTCAAATATTTTTATTATATTAGCTCTGTAAATTGTACAAATAATGCTATCACAACGAGATAAGTCGGTTATAATTAACATATTGGATGATATATTAGGAGTAGGTACTTCTATGAAGGGTGATGAACAAGCACATCATTGTCCATTCTGTCATCATCATAAAAAGAAATTACAAATAAACTTAAATACACAACAATGGCATTGTTGGGTTTGTGATGCAAAAGGTAAAAAGATTCAAACTCTCTTAAAACGATTGCATGTTGATTCTAAGAGAATTAGAAAAGTTTACGAAATATATGGTGATGATTATATTATTTCATCAACATCTACCAAAGAAGAAAAGGTAGAACTAAGGTTACCCTCAGAGTTTAAATCTCTACTAGAAAAACCAAAAGGATTATTCAATCCTACATACAAAAAGGCTATTCAGTATGCAAAGGAGAGAGGTATTACTAAGGAAGATATTATTCGTTATAATATTGGTTATTGTGATAGTGGTATTTACACCAATCGTATTATTATTCCGAGTTATGATGGAGATAGTAGACTCAATTACTTCATCGCAAGGTCTGTATTCTCTGAGGAAAAGTTTAAATACAAAAATCCGCCAGTATCGAAGAATGTTACCATATTCGAAAATCAAATCAACTGGCAAGAACCTATTACACTTTGTGAAGGAGTTTTTGATGCAATAGCAATCAAAAGAAATGCTATTCCTTTATTAGGTAAATTTATACCAAAAACCCTAATGGATAGTATATATAAAAAGGGGATAAAAGAAATAAAAATTCTATTAGATAAAGATGCACAAAACCAAGCACTTTATTATGTAAATTATTTTATGAACAATGGAATTACAGTTACAAATGTACTACCTACCGAAAAAGATGCAGGAGAAATGGGATTCTCTGACGTTAATAAAATACTAAAAGATACTAAAAAAACCATGTTTGAAGATGTGGTGTTACAGAAACTAAAAGGTTTATGATATACATTATAGATAAACCATACAATCAAGGGTTGTATGTACAATGGGTAGATATGTTAAAAGCAACTAATTTACCCTACGAATCAATTGTGATTGATAATTTAGAAATAGATATGAACTTTGATGAATATCTTTCAAAACAAAAACAAATTGATTATATCAACTCTAAGTGTAAACCAGAGGATACACTAATAATAGATTCATCATTTACAAGAAAAGCTAATGGTGAACACTTACCATATCCTCAGTTGTATGAGTTTTCAAAAAAGTTAAATTCTGAAAATATTATTGTAATGCATCCCGATACTGGTTACAGTGCTAATGATGCATATAGTAAAAACAAATTAAAAATAATATCTCCAACATACTCTTTAAAAAATTGGAGTGATGATACAATAAAAGATTCTTACAATTTTTATTTGTTCAATGGTGGTTATCAAGATATACGATGGTTATCTAAAATGGTTTTCCATAGATATGAACAAATGTTAAGAGCAAAGAAGTTTTTATCACATAATGGAGTATATAAAATACAGAGGACTCTAATTCAAAAAACATTAGAAGATAATGATTTAATGAAAGATTCTTTCTTCTCATATAATGCATACAATATCTTCGATGAAAATTGTAATCATAACAAAGATTGGGAAATTGATTATAAAAACTTTACACAAATACTTTTTAATAGAGATGTGAATCCATCACTTAGATTAGATGAGTTCATCGAACAAGATATAAAACCATATTATACTAACGAAGAACATGAAGCTCTCTTAAAACAACTGCCAGTGGTTTTAGATTATATTCCTAATTTATCCAATGTAGACCAATATGCATTTACACTACCATACACTTCTAATTCGTATGTAGAAATAATTGGATGTACTAGTTTGAGTGGTGATGGAGATGAGATATATACATCTGAAAAAATATTTAAACCATTTATGGCTTTCTTAATACCAATCTTTATAGGTCAAAAAGGATTGATTGAAGTATTACAAAAACTTGGATTCAAATTAGATTTCGATGGGTTGATAGATTTAAGTTATGATAAAATAGATTGTCATCTTACACGAACAAAGATGGCATTAGAAAACGTAAAAGAAATAGGAAAACTTTCCATAAAACAATTACACAGCAGATATTGGAGATGTAGAGAAGATTTACAACACAATCAAGAATTAATGAAATCTTTATCTCATAGACAAGTAAGTGCTTTCAGAGAAATAATAAACAAACAAGTTATATGATAATTAATAAAGTTTATCATTTGGCAGATTTACATATCAGAAATCTCCAAAGACACAAAGAATATAAAATCATATTCAAGAATTTTTTAAAACAAGTTAAAGAAGATAATATAGAGGATTCTCTCATCTATATTGCGGGTGATATTGCTCATGCCAAAACAGAGATGTCACCTGAACTTGTACATGAAATAAGTTGGTTCTTATCAGAATGTGCAAAGTTAAGAGAGGTAGTATTAATCACAGGTAACCATGATTGTAACCTAAATAATTCCCATAGACTCGATGTACTCACACCTATTATCGAAAACCTTCGAAATAATCGAATTCATTATCTTCGTGATACTGGTGTCTATAATATCCATAATCTTACTTTCTGCGTTTATTCTATATTGGATAACAAGGAAAATTGGCCTAAAGGAGATACCATTGATGGAGAAAATAAAATCGTTTTATTTCATGGACCAGTAAACAAAGCCCAAACTGATATCGGCTATACCGTATCATCAAACTCATTTCATGTAGATATGTTTGATGGATTCGATATGGCCATGTTGGGTGATATTCATAAGAGACAAACGTTTGGTGAAGGATATGAGCACGTTGCATATGCTGGTTCTATGGTTCAACAAAATCATGGTGAGTTACTAGAGAATCATGGATACTTACTTTGGGATATTCCAACACGAACATTTACAGAACATCACATTCATAATGATTATGGGTTCTTAACTGTTGATGTAGTTGATGGTAAGATACCACAATGGGTTTATGATGAGATTGGTACAAAACTTCCAAAACACCCAAGATTACGTTTACGTTTCACTAAAACAGAAGCTAGTGATATGAAACGTTGTATTACTGAATTAAAGAAATTATTCAAGGTACAAGAGGTTACAGTAACAAGAACTGATACAATAGGACAATTAAAAACAAACACTAAGATAAATAAAAATATTGTTGGTAATGTTAGAGAAGAGACCTTTCAGAATCAGTTAATCAGAGATTACCTACAAAGACAATATTTACTAGAACCAGAAGAACTAGATAAGATACAAGAAATAAATACAGAACTAAATTCTCAGTTCTCAAATCATGAATTTGCTGAAAACATTTTATGGACACCAAAGGATTTTCAGTTTTCTAATATGTTCTCATATGGTGAAAATAACCTAGTTAGATTCGATAGAGGACAAGGAATCATCGGAATCTTTGCACCAAACGCAAGTGGTAAATCATCGTTATTTGATGCACTCTGTTTCTGTATTTACGATAAAACATCTCGTACTGCCTCATCAAAAAACATCCTAAACAATCGTAAGGATAAGTTCTATTGTAAGTTTAATTTTGAAATAGATGGTGTAAACTTCTATATTGAGAGAACTGCTAAATGGACACGAAGAGGTACTAATTTAAAAGTTGATGTAAACTTTTGGAAAGAAGATGCGGGTATAATCGAATCTCTTAATGGTGAACAACGTAGAGAAACTAATAAGAATATTGAGAAGTATTTAGGTAAATTCGAGGACTTTGTACTAACAACACTTTCACTACAAGGTAACAACGCATTGTTCATTGATAAATCACAATCGGAAAGAAAAGAAACTCTTTCTCAATTTATTGGTGTAGATATCTTCGATAAACTATATCAACTAGCAAGTGATGAAAACAGAGATAATGCAACACTTATCAGAAAATTTAAGAGTGATGATTTCACTCAAAAACTTGCCGACATCGATACTCGATTAAAAGAAAACAAAAACGATTATAAACTTTTAGAGTTAAATCAAAAGGCATTAAACGAGGAAGATGAACTACTGAATAAACGACTTTTATCACTAAATGAGAAGATTGTTAAACTAAATTCTGATAGTGGTGTATCAATTGAAGAATTAGAAAAAAGATTAAATAATTTAAAAAATAAAAAAGAATCTGTTGAAAAACAGAAAACATCTCTACAAGAACGATTAGACCATAGAGAAAAATTACACATAGATTTAGATGAAATTCTTGATAAATTTGATGAAGAAGATTTAGAAGAAGGAATCACAAAATTAAAAAGATTACAAACAGATTTAACGCATGTTGATACAGAAATAGAAAAAGTTAACATTAAACTAGAATCTTTGTATGAAAGAAAACAACACCTAGATTCACATAAATACAATGAAGAATGTGATATTTGTATGGAAAATTCTAAATCTATTTTAGAAACAAAATCAGAGGTAGAAACAAAAATAAAAGATGGTGAAGGTTATTTACAAGATTTTGAAAAACAAAAGTTAGATTTGAATATCGAAATCGATTCTTTAAAAAGTTACGAAAAAGAGTGGGAAAACTTAAAAGAGGCAAAAGAAAAAGAAGATAAGATTGATAGAGAAATAAGTACACTTATTAACAAGTTATCAACAACAGAAACCGAAGAATACAAGCTTCAATCACAAATCTCCCAGCAAGAGTATCTTGTACAAGAGTACTACAAACACGAAAAACAGATACAAAAGAACAAAGAAATACGAAATGATATATCTGGTGTTAGAGAAAAAATTACAATTGTAAAAGATGAACTTAAAGGATACAATACAGATATTCTAAAATTAAATGGTAAAATATCTGCACTTCAAAATCAAAAAGAAACAATCGAAGATAGGATAAATGAGGTTAAAAACCTTGAATCTCAAAGTAAGTTGTATGATTACTATTTAAATGCATTAAGTAGAGATGGTGTATCATATGAGTTGATTGAAAAGGCTTTACCTATGTTAGAAGGTGAAGTAAACAATATCTTAGGACAGATTGTAGATTTCGGAATGCAACTAGAAATCGATGGTAAGAACATTAATGCATATCTTGTGTATGGTGACCAAAGATGGAGTTTGGAAATGTGTAGTGGTATGGAAAGGTTTATTAGTGGTTTGGCAATCAGAGTTGCTCTAATCAACGTATGTAACCTTCCAAGACCAAATTTCCTTGTTATAGATGAAGGATTTGGTACACTAGATAGTGAGAACCTACAATCCCTATTTATGTTATTTACATACCTCAAAACTCAATTTGATTTCGTAATGGTAATCTCACACATTGACTCGATGAGAGACGTAGTTGATGATTTAGTAGAGATTAAGAAAGAAAAGGGGTTCTCAAACGTTAAGTATTAACTCGTAACACATTAGTGTTAGGTAGAGGTTTTTTAACCTTATCTTTGATTAGTTTTTCAACCAACCCACTTTTTGAGTATCCATGTTCCGCACAATAATCATTCAACAATTTTAGTGTTTCTTTGGTAATTTGTATTGTAGAATATTTTCCCATAGGTTTCCATAGAATATATATACAATTTCTCAAAACCACCATATTTATTGCTGTATGGCTATAATCAAAAAATTTTCATCACTAGAGAATTTGAGTAGATATGGTGTATTTTTGAATGATACCAATCCAAACTCAGATTACTTTAGAATTACAGAATTAGGAGAAAATCTTACTGGTGGTAAGAATGGTTTCCTTATAGAAGGTTCTGAATGTCTTAAAGAAACTACTGATATAAAAATTGAAATATTGGATGTAAATGGTAATCCAGTATATTTCGAACCAGGTCAAGGTATTCCTCAATATTACGAAGGATTATCTAAAGTAGTAGGAATTTATGTTTACGAAGATACCCCAATCGGACTTGGTAAAATTACTATTCTCGGTGAATTAAAATCATATTTTGATAAAAACGATGCAGGAAATAAACTTGATATACCTGAGGAATGGAGGGGTGTATATAATGTTAAGTGGGAACGAACAATAAACATAAATAAAAATCTTGCAAACGAAACTAGAGTTCGTTTTTACAAAAGACCAAAGATTTCCATAGAAGAAATTTCCAAACCTATTTTTACAAAAACAATTCCAATTGCAATCCATTCTGGTAGTATTGAAGGACAAGCATTTACTCCACCAGAAGGTCAAGATTATAATTCTTATGCAGGTGGAGTATTATATAAATTGATTCATGATGGAGGGCCGTTGTTTAGTTCCTCTATGGATGAAACTCAATTATTTATTGAAGATTTAAATTTTAATCCAACTGTAAAAGAAGTATTAAGTGAAACAGAATTATTAGTTGATTCTGCATATACAAGTTCAGATGGAACAGTTAGTGGGTTTGGTCCAAAAGCATACAATACTTCATTTGAAAATAACGATGGAGTAGTTACAGTTGAATCGGCATTGACTGGTTCATTTGCAAAAATAAAACTTACAAACTTAAAAACTTTTGTTGGAGATGTTGCAAGAGTAAAAGTATTTAGAAAATCAAGAAACGAAGCTGGTGATTTTACATTAGTACAAGAACAAAAATTAGAATCAACTGAGTTGTTAAAAGATATAACAACCCAAACAGATACAGAATTATCATATGGAATATTCAATGATTACAACTTAAGTAATTATTGGATTACATCATCCAACTCACCAGTTACAGTTAATAACACACAACTTCTTAATTCTATAAAAGTAGATTATGTAGGAAGTGGTACACAATTAATTTATACATCAGAATCAATTGAAGTTGGTAGTGATATAGAATATAACTTATCATTCAAAACTAAATTGAGTGGTTCTGCAAGTGATTCTAAACAAATAAACGCATATCTAAGTTCATCTGAATTTACACAATCAATCGTAACAGTTAGTGGTTCTAATGATACACTTCAAAAATTTGATGTTAATAAAAATATTATATCAACAAATTCAGGTAGTGCAAGATTAGTATTTGAGGTAAATGGAGATGATTGGTACATATCAAATGTATCATTTAGAAATGCAGAAGAAACTGCGTTTTCACCTGATGAGTTTACATTAGTACAACAAGTACCTAGAAAACTTGATTCTGAGTTTTTTGATTTTAAATTTGAGTTCTATGATATAAACAATAACTTTATACCAGTAGAAATCGGTACATCAAAAGAATTTAGTGGAGGTAATTTAACAACAACATCAAATGTTAGATTGTTAGAATTTGAAACTGATAGAACTGCATTTAGATTTTCAAGTGGTTCATTAGGTAATCCACCATTTCAACAATCAAGATTTAGAGTAACATCAAATGGATTGACAGGTTCAATTACGTTTGCATCTGCTGCGTTTGATAAAAATGGTGTTTATATAGACCCATCATCTTATGGTGGAGATTATCCAGGTGGATTAACAAGTAACAACGTTTTAACGTTAGCATCTTTTAGTGGTTCTGATGATGGAGTTATCGTAGGTTCGATTACTTATACTGCATCAATTGAAGATAAAGAAGAAATAGAAACAATAACAAGATTTGAAGATGGTGAACCTGCATCGGCACTTATTGTAACATCAAATCAAAATCAGTTCTTTTACAAAGCAACTGATTTATCAGTAGAACCAAGTGGACAACAGATACAGATTCAAGCACAAAGAAAAAATCTTGCATCTGATACAACAACAATTACAGTAAATAGTGGAAGTGGTAAGCCTGGTCTTACACAAGGTTCAACTGTAAATGGTATAACTTCATTTACTTTAAATGCAAGTGATTATTCATTTGGGACAGGAAATACTACATATGAGTTCAGCGGTTCAGATGAATTCGGTTCACAATTTGTAGATAGAATATCAATAGCACCAGTCAAAAAATTCGATGGTGTTTCATTACAACTTACAAATAACAATCAAACTTTTAACGCAACTTCACAAAGTGCTGTATCTTCGTTAGAACAGAGTAGTGGTTCAGTAACATTTAGAATAGGTACAGAACTTATTCAATTCCAAAATGGATTATCATCAAATAATAGATTTGATATTGCAGGAATTACTGGTTCTGGTTGTGTACCAACTAGTACAACTCCAAGTAAAAATGAATACTCACTTTCTTCATTTAATTCAGATAGTGGTTCGTTAACAATTAACATTGATTATAAAGATGGTAGTGGAGATATATCAGAATTTCAACAAATTGTAAATTACACAAAAGCGGTTGCAGGTGTTACAGGACAAGATGGACAAGATGGACAAGATGGTGAAGATGGACAAGATGGAACTAACGGCCCACCTGGACCTGGTGTAACATATAGAGGATTGTGGAGTGTACTAACAGAATATGTTTCATCATCATTAAGAAGGGATGTTGTAGAGGGTACTGATGGAAGTTATTACTTGGCAAAATCATCACACACTGCAAGTAATCTAAATCAAAGACCAGTTGATGGTGGTTCATATACAACATATTGGGAATCATTTGGTGCAGAATTTAGTTCAGTAGCAACTGATATTTTATTTTCTCAAGATGTTTATGCAAACAGAACTGTAAACATAGGTTCGAGTGGTTCTGGTCACCCAGTCATAGCATTGAACGCAGATAGTTCAAATGCAGGAACGGGTCAAGACCCATATATTGCAATTGGAGGAATTACTCAATATGCTGCTAACAATGGAATTTTTATTGGATATGATGGTGGGGATAAAAAATTAAGTTTAAAAGGTGGTGCATCTGATGGATTCCTTACATGGGATGGTAGTAGTCTAAACATACAAGGTTCAATTAATATAACAGGTGGTGCAACTGCAGATTCTTTATCTGCATTAAATTCAGAAACAAGTTCACTACAAAGTGGTGTAAATAATTCTATATTGAGTGGTTCAGCAGCTGCATCGGCAGCTCAAACAAACGCTCAAAGTTTCGCTAGTACTGCAGCAGCTAACTCTGTAACAAGTGGTTCAAATGCAGCATCAACCGCTCAATCAAATGCTGAAACTTTTGCTAGTACCGCAGCAGGAAACGCAGCAACTTCGGCATCAAATGCTCAATCAACCGCGAATACGGCTCAATCAACTGCCAATTCTGCATTAACCGCAGCAGCAAGTAGTGGTTCGGTAGACCCAACAACACAAAGAGTAACTAAAAACGCATCACCGAGTGGAGCTGGATTATATTTCGGTGCAAATAATTTAGGATATTATAATTCATCCGATTGGAAAGCTTATTTAAGTTCGAGTGGTGAATTCTTTTTAGGTAGTCCTTCAGATTCAAACTATTTAGAATGGAATGGAAGTTCTTTAAATATTGCTGGTTCAATTACGATTACTGCTGGACCAACTGCAGCTCAACTAAGTTCTCTGAATAGTGCAACTAGTTCTTTATCTAGTGATATCAGTACAGCTCAAACAAACGCTCAAAACTTTGCAAGTACCGCAGCAGCTAATTCTGTAACAAGTGGTTCAAATGCAGCATCAACTGCCCAAACAAACGCCCAAAACTTTGCAAGTACCGCAGCAGCTAATTCTGTAACAAGTGGTTCAAATGCAGCATCAACCGCTCAATCAAACGCTCAAAACTTTGCTAGTACGGCAGCAGGAAATGCTGCAACTTCGGCATCAAATGCTCAATCAACCGCAAATACTGCAAATAGTTTAGCAACTAACGCCAGTTCATCCGCGGGAACTGCACTTCAAAACGCAGCAACTGCTTTATCAACCGCTAACACTAACGCTGGTTTAATACCGAATACTTCTACCGGTCTTATTGATTTCTCACCAACTCCAAGTGGAGCTGGATTATATTTCGGTGCAAATAATATAGGATATTATGCATCAGGTAATTGGGATGCATTCCTATCATCTAGTGGAGCATTTTATTTAGGTGGAGAAGATGGGGCATTACAATGGAATGGTAGTAATTTAACAATCTCAGGAGATGGTACATTCACTGGAACTCTATCTGGTGGTACTGTGGTTGGAGGTACAATGTTCGTGCCTAGTGCAACTAATCCAAAATTCCAAGTAGATGCAGATGGGATTGTTACAGCTGATGAAGCAAAAATAGAAGGTGAAATAACTGCATCTGCTGGTTTAATAGGTAGTTGGAAAATTGATGATGTAAATGTGGGTGGTTCGTTAAAAGATTCCGAAGGTAGAATGGTTTTAAACCCAACAGATAAAAAAATACAATTGTATAATTCTTCTTTGGAATTAAAAGCACAGATTAATTCCGATGATAGTTTAACATCACCAGGTTTAGGAAATATTTACATTGCTAGTTATTACAATAACCAACCAGGTAGTACATTGAATAATCCAAGTGGTCCAACATCCTCAACTACTTCAACTTCACTTCAAAGTGGAACACCTACCTATACTACTAATGATGGTGAATTTACTGTTAGTGGTTCTAATGGTGGTGATTATCAGTTATCAGGTCTTGATACAATACCAACATGGGGATATGGAAGTAGTGTGGCGATTGTAAGTGAAACTATATCATCAGGTACTGGTAATCCATCTGGTAATCTTACACCAAACATGGGCCCTAGCACAATTTATCAATCTGGTGTTACTTATAAACAATCATATGATTACATTTATTTAGTTATAGAAAAAACTTCTGATAATTCAGAAGTTGCAGAAATATTTCTTGGATATGCATATGCTAGAAGTGGATATTCAATTAGTAATTATTATCAAGCAACTGGTACTGGTATATATGATTGGCAATACAACAGTGGTTATTCAGTTTCCGGTCATAGAGGTCTATATACAGTAAACACACCAATCACAACTACTGTAACTCTTGAAAATAATACCACTTATAGAGTAAGATATAAAAGATTTATAAAAAATAGTTCAGGTAGAAAATCATATTTAAATGGTAGTAGTTATACACCAACAAATACTTATTATACTCATAATACTGGTGGGACTAATGCTATTTATTCAGGTCTTGATGAAACTTTTCAATTGAACCAACCATCAAACTTTGTTGAAATATCAGGTGGAGGAATTCAAGCAGTAACAAACTCAGACCAGTTTGTAAAAATGTTTAGAGTATCACCTGGTACTTATTCATCTACTTTATTTCAAGTAAGAGGTGGTCAAACCATGTTAAGTAGTGATAGTGATACAGAAACTAATTTATATTCTCATACTGGTAGGAATCTTTTAGTTGGTAGAAACACATTAGGATATAGTTGGTATGGTGGTGATTTTTATAACCCACTAGCTAATAATCACAATAGTAATATAATGAAGGGTATTGTTATGCAATCAGATACCAGTGAATCTCCTGGCTCATCTAGTTCACCCAAAAACCTTGCATACAATATTGCACAAGGATATATGCATATATGGTTACAGCATAGTAGTAGTACGAATAGGTATTATGAATTACCAAATCAATTAGATGGTGGTACTTATAATCCTGCATCAACAATTTATATACCAGTAGGATATCAATTGTGGTTGTTTAACGAATCAGATGGTGATAGTGTATTTGTAAGAGGGTTATTACATGGTGCTAGTAGTAGTAATAATTACCACACACTACAAGGTGGTGGTGCTTTACTATGTGTATATATGGGAAGTTCTAGTGCACAAGACCCTACCGAAAGCCACAAATGGATAGTTTACTCAGAATACGATAATACTTGGAGTTAATATGAATATAGAATTTAATAAAGGATATGTATATGAAAGTGGTTCAACAGTAGAGTGGCCACTTCATTCACAAATAGTTGAACAAAGATTAAACCTAACCTCTTCAATTAATGAAGTCGGTGATGAATATTTAGTATCACATAGTTATTTTCCATTAGTTGAACTTTTACCTACTTCACATTCTGAAGAACAAATACCAGACCCTTCAACAGATGTAGAAAAAAGTGGTTCAACTTATTATATAAACTATACACTTAGAGATAAAACTTCTGATGAACTTACTATACATTATAATCATGGTTGGCAAGATGTTAGAACCAAAAGAACACGACTGTTAGAACAGAGTGATTATATGGGAAATAGTGATTACCCAATTACAGAAGAATGGAGAACATATAGACAGGCATTAAGAGATATTACAAATCAATCATCTCCATTTACTATTACATGGCCAACTAAACCAGAATAAAATGACAGAATTAAAAGTAGAAGTTACAAATAATAATAACCAAACAGTAACTCACTTCATTACTAATGAATCAGAAATGTGGCAACCACAAATTCAAGATGAAATAGATTCATATATGATGCAGTATGTAAACAAATTTAATGAGACTAATGAAAAACATAATATTTATTTAAAATCATTAAAAATTTATTATGGGGATGACCTTATAAGAAATATCACTAAAAATTAATACATTGAAATTATTAGTAACAACTGGTTTTGGAAATATTATACAAGGTGGTGCAGATATTTGGGTAAATCATTTTATCAATTTAATACTACCACAACTTTCCGATGATTATTTTATATTTGTAGATGGGAGGAGACCCGAAGGATTTGAAACGTCACTAACAAACTACCACTTTCATTACGATGATTGGATTAAATCAGAAAAGTTATTAGAAGATTGTGAAGAAATTCACTTCTTACATGCAAACTATCACAAAAGAGAACACTTTTGGAAACATAAAGATAAGTGGGGTAATATATTTGTACATGCATATTTACCTGATATGTTAAAATATGGAGACTCAGTAAAACAATTCAATACTAATGTAAATGAAGATGATTTCTATGAACTACTTCATTATTGTAAAAAAAGAATTTGGATAGGAAATAACGATTCTCAATTATTTAAAGATTATCCAACAAATACACACACAGTAACTAACTTTTATGAATTCAAACAAGATAAACTAATAAATGTTAATAGTAAGAAAGTTGCATTTACATCACGAATTGAATCAAGAAAAAACGTACATTATTTAGATGGTATTGAGGGATTGGTATTATCAAATCAATATGATTGGAAAAATATAACAGAAACAACAGATTATGATTTTTCAAAAATAAAATTTTATCAATGGGATATAAACATTCATGAAAACTTTATGAATTTAGATTGGGGAATTGCACATTGTTGTCATACTAACGAACCTTTTGGATATAATATATTTCAAGCAGTAGATTGGGGTAAATTACCAATCATACATACTGATTGGGGTGATGTAGATTATCGATATAAAGCAAATGATAAACAAAGTTTTGGATATGCATATGGAAATATTCTAAGAGATACTCCAATGCAAAGAACAAAAGAATTTATGAAATTGAAAAAATATCTTAAAAAGTTCGATAATAAAGAAACTTGGACAAAAAAAATTATCGTTTTCTTTAATTCGTAATATATATTTATATACGAACATTGTTACATGGGTCTTATAAATTATAATTTGGTAAAAGATTTTTTTACCAACAATCAATCAAACAAACTTGATAAGGACGGTAAATCATATACCGAACTTACACCTGTTAAATATAGGTGGACACATGGTGCAACAGATAAATATCTTGGAGATGGTTTACTAGTGTATTCGATAATCCAATTTATGAAGTATAAAACATGCGTGTGTTTGGGAAGTGGTGGTGGATTTATTCCAAGAATTATTTCTCAGGCAAGACTTGATTTACACGATGTAGATATATTTGATGGTTCTAAGGCTATGGAATATGGTGATTGTGGTACAACTATTTTAGTTGATGCCAACAATGGAGTAAATGGAAAACCAGATTGGATTGATAATGATTCATTCTTTAGAAAAAGTTTTCCATGTAGAATCATATTAGAAACTACTGAAACTGCATATTACAATTATTTTGTTAAAGAAGATATAAAGATAGATTATTTACATATCGATGCAGGACATTCATTTGAAGATGTTGAACGAGATTTCAATTTATACTCTAAAAGGTTAAACGAAGGGGGTATGATTGCAATACATGATACAGATAAATCATATGAAGTAAATCATATTATACCAAATGATATAGATGAAAAATATCATCAAACATATTCTTTTGGCCCTAACATGCTTATAAAAGAATTACAAAAAAATAAAGAATGGGAAGTTTTCAATTTCTTCAATCACAAACCAAAGGCGAACCATCCATCATCGACGGGTCTAACTTTTTTACAGAAGAGGAAGATAAGATAAATTTGGTTACTGTTGTTGGTCATAACATTACGATGTTACCTCATATGCTAAATCACTACAAAGATATAGTAGATGATGTATATGTAGTTGTTTACAGACAGCATGAAGATGATGGTATATTAGAAGAGATTGAGAAACTAGGAATAACTCCATATAAAATTGTTACTGAACCAAAATTTAATTGGCAGAAAGTAACTGATTTATATAATGAAGTTAAAATGACCAAACCAGAAAGTTGGTGGGTAGTATCAGATGATGATGAGATTCATGTATATCCCAAACCTCTCAGAGAAATGATTGAAGAGTGTGAAGAAAATGGATGGGAGTTTATAACTGGTGGTTTTTTAGATAGAATTGGAGAAGATGGAACTTTTCCAAAAATAGATAATACAACTAATATATGGGAAAGTTTTCCATATAGTGGTTTTTTTAGGTATCCACTTAGTGGGGCCTGTCCCAATAAATGTTGTGTAATGAAGGGGAAAATTCATGTAACAAATGGCCAACATTATGCAATCGTAGATGGGAATCATGTGTGGGGTGAAGAGGGTGCAAAACATCCTCTTCGTTACCCACCTGGTAGAGGTGAAGGATTTATACAAGTTCATCACTTCAAATGGGATTCAACTGTTTTAGAACGATTAAAAGAAGTTTCAGAAACAGAAGAAGATTACACTTTTTGGAAAGAATACAAAAAGATGTATGAGGCAATCAGAGATACTGATTGGAAAATAAATATTGATGAACCAAAGTTTGGTTTGGTAAAACAAGTACCATTCGAAAATGAACATTGGGATTATCAATATTGGAATAGATTAACAAAAGGAATAATTAAAGTTTAAAATTATGGCAAAGAACGAAACAGAAAAAGTACTTGAAGAAAGAAAAATTAAGGCGTTAGAAAAAATTGCTAACTCTTTAGATGCACTTACTCTATGGTTTGAAGAAATCGATAAAGATGAGTGGGGGCCAAGAATCGAGTGGTATCTTTCAATGTGGAAAGAGAAGTTTATAGATGAGGAGTAAACTAGGTGTAATAGTACCATATAGAAATAGGTCAACACATCTTGATAAGTTTTTAAAACAAACACCAAAAAAGTTAAAAGAACAAGAAATCGATTTTGAAATTATCGTTGTTGAACAAGCAGATGATAAACCATTTAATCGAGGAAAGTTACTTAACATTGGTGTAAAAGAAGCAAAAGAAAGAGGTTGTACCTATGTTGCTCTACATGATGTGGATATGATACCATTACGCGTTGATTACTCATCAGTTGATAGACCAACTCACCTTGCAACACATTTTACATCATATCATGGAGAAAAAAGAATTATATTCGATGAATATTTCGGAGGTGTAACTCTTTTTCCTATCCTAGATTACTACAAAGTAAATGGATACTCAAATAATTATTGGGGATGGGGATATGAAGATGATGATTTGATGTATCGTTGTAGAGAAAACTATATGGATTTTAACACCAAACAAATACCAATCAAAACAACTAATTCAGCTGGATTAGTTTTTAATGGAGTTGACTCTCATGTAAAAATTCCAAAACCATATCAATTCGATAACTATACAATATTATTAACATTTGAACCTGATGCAATAGAATGTGATGATGAACGAGCAATAGATGAATATTCTATTTTATCAGTAGCTGGTTACGATATGGGGTTTTCATATAACTCATTTAAAAGATACAAATTTGAAACATTTACAACAAAGAAAGAATGTATAAGTTTAAAATCTGTAATCACAGAACCTAAGAGAACTACTCTAATGGTTGTGGTAGACCAGTATAATAAATTTTTAAAATTTTATCAAGATGGTGAGTTAATTGATGAAGCCGAATACGATGGAAGATTACTTCAGTATAATAAACAAAAATTTATACATCTTGGACAAACTCCTCAAGCAAATCACAATAATAGGAGACCATTTAAGGGTAGAATTGATTATCTTGCTATTTGGAATCATTCTTTAGAAGAAGGACAAGTAGATTCAATTTATAAAAACCTACCTCTTGGTGTACTTGAAAACTTTGATGGATATACAACTTCACATTGTTTAGAAGCTGTTTATGATGCAAAGGCATCTACATATCACAAACTTATTGATTTAAGTGATAATAATAGACATGGAAAAATTCATCATTGTGATAGAAAACCTATTTATCATGAAGAAGATTTTACTGAAATTGCAGTGCCATGGAGAAGAGAAGGTACATTTTTATTATTACCTCATGCAGATAATGGATTTTATGAAAACAAATGGATTTATACCGAAACTAGAAAAAATCAAGTTAGATTTTACAATAAAGTTTTAAAAGGAAAAACAAATTGGAGAAGAGATGGTATGGATATGTTAAAATATAAATTAATGAGTAACACCGATATAGGAGGAGAAGATTATAGTGGAGTTATGTTATCTTGTGTATTATGATGAGTATGTATAAAACAGGTGTAATTGCAGGTAACTTCGATGTTATACATCCAGGTTATATAAAAATGTTTAAAGAATGTAAATCATATTGTCAACAATTTATAATTCTTCTACATACAGACCCATCAATTGAAAGGCCGGAAAAATTAAAACCAATTCTTACTAAAGAAGAAAGAACAGAAGTTCTAACTTCAATAAAGTATATAGATGGAATTGCATATTATACTTATGAAAAGGAGTTGGTAGAACTATTAAAAAGATTATCACCAGATATCAGATTTTTAGGAGATGATTATCGAGGTAGAACCTACACTGGTTTTGAATTAGATATTCCAGTCCACTATCTAAACAGAGACCATGGGTGGAGTACAACCAAGTTTAAAAAACTAATTGCAGATACGATATGAAACTAGGTGTATGTGTACCATATAGAAACAGAGAAGCTCACTTAAAAGAGTTTATACCAACGATTGGAGAGTATTTAGAATCACAAGGTATTGAGTATGGAATTTACTTAGGACATCAATGTGATGAACATTTATTCAATAGAGGTGCTATGAAAAATGTTGCAGCAAAACACGCATTTGAAGATGGTTGTGATTATATTGTTTGGCATGATATCGATATGATACCAGAAGAAGGATGTGATTATTCTTTTCCAAAAGAACATCCTATACATATTGCAACAAGTATATCTCAAATGGATTACAAATTAAAATATCAAGAATACTTTGGTGGAGCAGTTTTATTTTCAAAAGAACAAGTAGAGGCAACAAATGGATACTCAAATGATTATTGGGATTGGGGTATGGAAGATGATGATTTATTTTGGAGATGTGTTCTTGAAGGATATGCAAACGATTCTTATATGAAATATACTTCTGCAGAACAAAATTATTTTCACTTTAATGGAAAAAATTCTTTCATAGATATTGAAACAACTCCTACTTTACGAAACTTAACATCCAAATCACATACAGTTTCAGTATTAGTTAGAGCAAATCAACAAGAAGAAAAAGTTCCTATTTGGTTAGTTGGTGATGAAGATAGAAGATTTTGTGAATATCCAATACTTCGTAGACCTGGTTACGATTGGGGATTAAGTTATAACAACTCAAGAGCATACACAGGTATATTGTGGAATCATAAAGTTGAAAATTATTATCAATGGATGAAACGATATGAAAACCAATGGAGTTGGGTAACACTATCAGTAGATACAGTTAATAATAAAATACATTTTTACTTAAATGGTAAAGAATCAGATGCAAGACATGGCCATGGTACTCATTCACCACAATCATTTGAAGGTAAATTAAAAAGATATGGTTCTGCACCTTATTTTATTGGAACAACAACTTCTGCTAAAGAAAACGATGTAAATAAATTCTTCAAAGGTGATATTGCTAAAGTAATGATGTGGGATAGAAAATTAGAAGAAAGTGAAATTCAAAATATATATAAAAGACCAATAAGAGATGGTTTAAAACTATTCTATGATTTTAATTCTGGTACTGCAAAAGATTTGAGTGGTAATGATAATCATGGAAGAATTGTTAATTGTCAAAAAAACAGAGGTGTAATAAAAATACCTTACACAATTATACCTCATAGAACACCTGGTAGATTAAAATGTTTACCTCATAAAGATGAAGGATTGACAAAAGATGAAAATGGAAATCAAATATGGGCAAAGGGTGAAACAACTGCAAGAAACGAAAGAAGATATGTTTTACAAATGCAACAAGGTACATGGGATTATAAATCAGATGGTATTAAACAACTAGAATATGAATTACTAGAAGTTAAACATATTAATGCAAAGTACAACGCAAAACTTATAAATGTTAAATTAGATGGCAGAAAATAACGAAACAAAATTAGAACAAGAAAAAGAGGTTAAAGGAACAATCGGTGGAGATAATCCTTTTTATCTTGGTGTACGAGATAAATTAAATTCAACTGGTTGTGGAATGTGTTTAGCAAAATGGACACAAGTTACACTTCATTTACAGTTAGGACATACTCATTCTTGTCACCACCCGAAAACACACCCTATTTCTACAAAAGAAATAAAAAGAAATCCATCTGCACTTCATAATACAAGGTATAAAAAACTTCGTAGAAAAGAAATGTTAGAAGGTGAAAGACCTGAAGAATGTGATTACTGTTGGGGAGTAGAGGATAACTCTGATAGATTTTCAGATAGAACTTTTAAATCTGGTGAATCATGGAGTTGGCCATTTGCTGATGAAATTCAAGCTTTAGATTGGAGAGCAGATTACAATCCAAAATATGTTGAGGTTGCATTCTCAAATGCTTGTAACTTTAAATGTTCGTATTGTGGCCCTGCGTTTTCAACACAACACATGCAAGAAATTGAAAAGTTTGGACCATATCCAACAACAGATAATTTTAATTCATTAGAGTGGGCAAGACAAGAAAACAAAATGCCAATTCCACAATCACAAGAAAATCCTTATGTAGAAGCTTTTTGGAAATGGTGGCCAGAATTATATAGAGATTTACATACCTTTAGAATTACTGGTGGTGAACCTTTAATGAGTAAAGATACATGGGAGGTATTAGATTATATTATTAACGAACCAAACCCAAATAGAAACCTTAAACTAGCAATTAACTCAAATTTAGGTATACCTGATAAATTAGTTGATAGATTCATAGAAAAAATTCAGAGAATATGTGATGAGGATAGAGTTGATGAGTTTATTATCTTTACTTCAGTTGATGGGTGGGGAGAACAAGCAGAATATGCAAGAAATGGATTGGTATTTAATAAATTTTGGGATAATGTAAATAAACTTCTTACTAAATGTCCAAGAATTAATCTTACATTTATGGTTACTTATAATGCATTATCAGTACCAACCTATGATAAGTTAATAGATGGGGTTTATGATTTAAAAAGAGAATATGGAACTTCAGATAGATATTGGAAATCAGCTGCATTCTTAGATACATCATATTTAAGATATCCTACACATCAAACAGTTCAAGTTTTACCAAAAGGATGGGAAAAGGCAGTTTATCAACAAGCAAAACAGGCAGATTTCTTGGGAGTACCTGTATTTGATTATAGTTACATTGGATATTCTGATATTGAAATTCAAAAGATTAAAAGAACATATGATTGGATGAAGGCACCAGTCGATGAAAAGAGATTAAAAACTCAGAGAAGAAACTTTGGACATTATTTTAGAGCACACGATGAAAGAAGAGGAACAGATTTTTGTAAAACGTTTCCAGAGTTTGCAGATTTTTACCACGAATGTTTAGAAATTAAGTTATGATAGAATTTAAAGGAGATAGTTGTTATTTCGTTGTACCAGAAAGTAAATACGGTCTTTCGGAAATAATACCAAAATATGTTACTGAAAACAACTTTACTTTTTGTATAGGTTGTAAACCAGATTGGAAAAATATGAAAGAAGGAGAGAATTCTGCAGAAGGAGGACTCCTAATGAAAAATGGTCAACATATGGGATTATCTTGTTTTGTAAGTGGAGGAAAAAGATACTTTAGAGCAACTCTATGGGTGCAAGATAGAAAAGGATTCGTGAGTTGTGTAGAAAAACAATTACCAGTAACACATGAAGATGAAGATAAAGAATACTTCATATCGTTCAGACATGATTTAAGAAAAAAGAAAATTGTTATTGGTAACTATAATCACTATGAAGAATTAGAATATCCTGCTGCATCACCAATCGATTATTCAAACTCTTGGTTGTGGGTTGGAGCAGCAAATGCATTTAATAGTTGTGCACCTGAACATAGACAATACTTTAGAGGTAGTATTAGTTACGTTAGTGTACATGCTGAATACTTAAGTAACTTAGATATCAAAAAGATGTATGGAAATATTACATCCATATCAGAACTTAAAAAATTACAAAACGATAAAACAGTATTATTTTCAGATTTAAAAATAAAAACACCATATAAAGTGTTTGATAATAGTGATAATGGAAATCACTTAATTGTATATGATGAAGCATGGCTAGAGAGTTAAATGATATAAAGTTTTTGTTCGATTATAAAACTCCTGCTGGATTTTTATCATTCGGTTACAAGAAAAATCAATTACCAGAAGTATTTGAGTTACTACAACGAGAATCTTTGGAACTACAACCCTGCTCAACCATACGAAGAAATCGTGATACTCAAGAAACTGTATGGGTAAATGGACAATATGTTCCACAACTTATGGACCCTCCATATAATGTTGAAGGAATTCTAACTGGTGATATACTTGATTGGGGACAATGGGAATCAAATAGTTTTTTCTTAATTCCAATTGAATCGGTTTGGCATGAAAACCCATTTCTCAAATTTATAGAGGATACTACCTTTGAAATATCAGATATGTTTTCTAACAATCTAATGGAGTTGATAAAAAGACACGATAATGTTAGATTATTTTTTGTAGATTCAAGAGAAGGTGATTATTTAATAAGTCAAAATGTTTATTCTAAACTAACCAAGTGGTTAGATGATAATAACATTCATGGTAATGGAAAAATTATTATTTCAACTTTAAATGAATTAGAAAAATACAATATACCAAAAGATGGTAGGTTCGTGTTTTTCAATAATGAACATTATATTACTCTTGCAGGTTCTCATGTAACTTCATGTTTAAAAAATGATGGTGCAATACAAAGTGATAGAAAAAGAGATAACTACAATTACGATATTAGACATAATTGGGAAGATAGAGATGTAAAAAAACATTTCAATATGATGAATAGAAATACCACTAGATTGCATAGACCATATTTTGTTGGTAGAATGATTCAAGAAGGTATTATAGATAAAGGATTAGTATCATTGTTTCAATCAGATGATTTTGATAATCAAATATTCGAATCTGATGTTTATAAATCTGTACAACAAAATTACCCATTTTACATTGATGAAGATGATGCCGAAAGAGTTTCTGCATTTCACAACTATCTATCTGTTAATACACCATATATAGAATCATTGTTTACTATTGTTGGTGAAACAAATGCAGATGATACTTCAATATTCATAACAGAAAAGACACTAAAACCAATTATGAATTTACATCCATTTTTTGTAGTAGGAAATCCAAACACATTAAAAAAACTACAAGAATTAGGATTTAAAACGTTCAGTTCTATTTGGGATGAATCATATGATTCTGAATTAAATTTAGAAAACAGAATTGAAATGATTATATCAGAAGTAAAAAAACTTACTGATTTAACATTGGAACAGCTTGATGAAAAAATTCAGAAAATAAAAAATATATGTATATATAATAGGGAACTGTTAGTAAAACTAAACTACAAAAATTTAAAGTACCAAAATTTAAAAGAATGTTTAAAAACAAAAGTTATATAAAAGTATTAATTACAGGTGGAGCTGGTTATTTAGGGTCTGTACTTACCGAATATCTTTACCAATATGGTAAACAATATCATTTTGGTGGAATTGAAAAACTTACAATATATGATAATCTGATGTACAATCAAACATCAGTTATAAATCAAGTACATAGAAAGAATTTTGAATTTGTTCATGGAGATGTTAGAAATCATGAACAATTACTTCCTTATATAGAGGATGCCGATGTAATTATTCCACTTGCAGCAATCGTTGGATTTCCTGCATGTGAAAGAGATAAAGACCTTGCAACAGCAATAAACTTTACTCATGTAAAATTTATATGTGATAATTTAAAAGAAGGTCAAAGAATAATTTATCCAAATACAAATAGTGGATATGGAATAGGAGAGAATGGTGAGTGTACTGAGGAGAGTCCACTTAATCCCATTTCACACTATGGGGTAACCAAAGTAAATGCCGAGAAAGAGGTATTAAAAGCCGGTGGTATATCATTGAGATTAGCCACCGTCTTTGGTTCATCACCAAGAATGAGAATGGATTTGTTAGTAAACGAGTTTGTTTACAAAGCATTAACTGATAAATACATAACAATATTTGAAAAGAATTTTGTTAGAAATTATATTCACATTAGAGATGTTGCACATGCATTTTACTTTAGTTTAACTAACTATGATAAAATGGGTGGAAATGCTTTTAATGTAGGATTATCAGATGCAAATTTATCAAAACAACAATTGGTAGAGAAGATAAAAGAATATGTACCAGATTTCGCAATCACATATTCAGATTATTATGAGGACCCAGATAAACGAGATTATATCGTATCAAATAAAAAAATTGAAAATCTAGGTTGGCAACCAAGATACTCATTAGATGATGGTATTGAAGAATTAATTAAAACTTATACCATTCTAATTTCAGATTTAAGTTCAAAATATAGAAATGGATTCCCTTTAGGTTATGGCAATAGGACGTAGTGTATATTATAAAGAAAGAAGTTGGAATGATTTCCACATATACTCATCAAAAGTTTTAACTGGTGGGGTTAAGATTGTACAACCATCTGTTTATCATGAACAAAGAGGTGAAATATCTACAACATATCATTCTGATTACTATGATAGATTGATACCAGTTGAAGAAAGACAAGATGGAGTAAACTTTAAACACGATAGATATTCAAAATCAGAAGAGGGAGTACTTAGAGGGTTACACTATGATGATAAAACATGGAAACTTGTATCATGTTTGACTGGTAAAATTTATTTAGTAGTTTTAGATGTAAGAGGTGGTAATACAACTAGAAATCCACAATATGGAAGTTGGGAAACCTATATACTTTCACCCTCAACACAATCACAAGTACTTATACCACCTGGATTTGCTAATGGACATTATGTAATGGAAAAAAATTCTATATTCTATTACAAATTAGCTTACAAAGGTGAGTTTAACGATGTAGATAAACAACAAACAATAAAATGGAATAGTAAGAAGTTCAATATAGAATGGCCTTGTACTAATCCGATAATTTCTAAAAGAGATGCAAATGGAAAAGATTCTTAATTTAGATTATCATGAAGATAGATGGACTGCTAGTAACTTATCAGTTCAAGAACTAATTGATTTCGAAGATGACATAATAACACATTGGTCAAATGGAGAAATCAGAGGACCAGTTCACTTATCAAATGGTAATGAAGAACAATTAATAAAAATATTTAATAAAATAGCAGTTGAGGATTGGGTATTTTCAACTTGGAGGTCTCATTATCATGCACTATTACATGGTGTAGAACCTGAAGTATTAAAAAAAGATATATTAGATGGAAAATCTATAACTATTGTAAACAAAGAATGTAAATTTTATTCATCAGCAATTGTAACTGGTACTTTACCAATAGCACTCGGAGTTGCTAGAGGATTAAAACAACAAGGAAGTAAAGATAAAGTTTGGGTTTTCTTAGGGGATATGGCATTTGAAAGTGGTATCTTCTATGAAGTTCACAAATATGCTAGAAACTATGATTTACCACTTCACTTTGTGGTGGAAGATAATGGTGTAAGTACAAATACCCCAACATTAGATACATGGGGTGGTATTCAAAGAGAAATACCAGAAGATGTAATCTATTATAAGTATGAATCAAAATATCCCCACTATGGGACAGGAAAATGGGTAGTATTTTAGTAACAGGTTGTAGCGGATTAGTTGGAACTCACTTAGTTCACAAACTATTAGAAAAAGGACACAAGGTAGTTGGTGTAGATATTAAACATTCAACTGCATTACCAGAAATATCTGAAAATTTTACATTTGATGATATGGATTTAAGAGATGCAGATGATGTAAACATATTGTTCAACGAATTTAAGTTTGATGGAGTTATAAATGCGTTTGGTATCAAAGGTTCTCCAATCAGAGCAAAGGAATCACCCTTAGATTTTTTAGAACCATCGATTAAAGTAAACACAAACGTAATTGAAAACTCACATAAACATAATTGTTGGTTAGTATTTATGAGTTCGGTTGGAGTTTATGAACCAGCAGAAGTATTTGTAGAAGATACTGTTTGGAAAACACTTCCATCACCAAATGATTGGTTTCCATCTTGGAGTAAAAGAATACCAGAGTTATATTTAGAAGCACACAAAGTACAACATGGATATGATAGATGGACAATTGTAAGACCTGCAAATATCTTTGG